GAGCACCAGCGGCATGAAGCTAACGAAGATAAAGCAATCACCGATTGGGAAGCTTCTCACCGCGTTGCATTGCCACTAGGCATGGATATGGAGCAGGCGGAAGAATACTTGTCAAATGCTGATGACTGGGGTGTTGATATTAAGAAGCCTTGGTTCTATCAATCACGGTTCAATTCACCGCTTGATGGCGCGTTCAATCTCGGAAAAGAGATGGAATACTTGATCGGTCAGGTTGATGAGCACGGGATGGACTGGTTCTATCGCAAATGCTTGCGCGATTCATTCGACTTCAATTCAGATTCCGACATCTTGTTCACTCTATTTGGAGAAAATGATCCAATCGATGCGCTAGACTTTTTGAAGCAACGCGGTTTCAAGCAATGGCCGTCAAGCAACTGCTAAAGAGAAAGAGGAGGAAATATCATGATAGATCAATCATTAGACCAAAGCCCGACACCAGAGCTTAATAAAGCGATGTTTGAGGTTAGCCAGGCACTCAAACAGCCGGCAAAAACAAACAGGCACATTACGGAAGCTATGCAGATTTCAGCGCAATTGATCATGCAATCCGCGATGCGATCAAAGAGTCAAAAGCGGGCATCAGCTATGCCCAAGGCATTGTTGACCAAATGGACAGCAACGGCAAGACAATCCACAAGATATATACCGAAATCAGCCACAGCAGCGGTGAACATAAAATCGTATGGGGCGCAACTTTCCCCGATGACATCAATATGCAGAAGCTGGAGGATATCGAATCATGACATCATACAATCAGCGCTAGAGCGTGTATAAGAAGGGAGGTGATTCTATGATTCCAGTAGACTTATTTAGTTTAATTATCGGAATGATACTTGGAGCAGTTGTTTATTGGCTGGCAACACACACCGATATTTGGCTTGACAAAAGTTTTGAAGACGAAAAAAAAGCCACTTCTCACGGCAATGAGAAATAGCAAACATTCGTGGTAATTATACCACAGAAACGAAGGATATCAACATGACAGCATACAGCTTTACGAGAATTTCACGATATTTAGACAACGAAGCGCGCGCATATGCTCACTACGTTTTACACGATCCCACAGCTTACGATACTGAACCGAACGATGCTTTGGTTTATGGCAAAATTGCTCATGCTGAATTGGCTGGAGAAGAACCAGAGCTGACCGAAGACGAGAAAAAGTCAGTTTACCGACGTGGGATTGAAGAAGCAGGCGTTAAAGTCGCGTTTAAGACACTTGACAGCTCGATAGAGCTTGCTAAGCATATCCGCGGTTCAATTATCCATGGCAACTTTAAAACCGAGCAGAGCGCAAATAACGGGGTATTTGAAGGACGTTTCGATTTGATCAGCGATGACGCGATCCTTGATTATAAATTCGTCACGGTTAAAGACTTCGACAAAGTATGGGGGCCGAACGGATATGACGACTGGATTTACAGCACGCACTATATGACGCAAGCGCTAATTTATTTGAACCTGGCCGATCGTGAGCATTACTATATCGTAGCCATTGACAAATCGAGCTTAAACTACCGCGTGTATGACGTGGCCGACGTAAAATACAGCCAAGACATGATCGAAATGCTGGAAGCCAAGGTTAACCGGATCGAAGAAATCGAATCTGGCAAGACTGAACCGGTATTCAAAAATGATCTGTCAGCATGGTCAATCAATAAGATGCACAGTCAGCCTGTTAAAGTTTTTGTGCCTGATATGGTTGCAGCGTCGCTGTGAATGTGCTATATTATACGCAAAGCAAGAAATCAATTTTCCTCCTAGTTGTTATGAAGTAATAAAACCAGAAAAAACTCTAACACTTTCAGCCCTACGCACACAAGGGTTGTAAGAAAGTTAGAGTTTTTTTGCTATATACATAAATAAATTTACAAAGAAACACGGATATTTTTCTAACATTCTAACAACACACTATAAAGAGAATATAAATAAATAAGTTTTATATATATATGTTGTTATATAGGCGTTTATGGGGGATGTGCATATTAGGTTTATAATGTTAGAAAATGTGTAAGAAAAGTGTTTGACTTTTTAGTCCAGTTAGGATTATAATAAACATATCAAATCGAAGGGAAGATGCTTGAAATGAAAAAAATCACTAATTTTACGGATGGCGCAAATATTTTTGTTGTGCTTGGTCAAGTTGGCTCAGGCAAAACGCATTTAACATTGGGACACAAAGGAAAAAAGCTCGTTATCAGTTTCGATGGCTCGTACAGCACATTGGAGGGTCACGAAGATGAGATGACGGTAGTCGAGCCGGAAATTTCAGACTATGGGAATCCAGATAAACTGGTCAGTGAAATTGATGATCTGGCAAAAGGCTGCGATTTAGTAGTATTCGATAATATCTCAGCCGTTGAAACGTCACTGGTTGATGCTATTACCGATGGCAAACTTGGCAGTAACACCGACGGTCGTGCCGCATACGGTGTAGTTCAGAAGTTGATGGCTAAGTTTGCACGCTGGGCAATTCACTTTAAAGGTGATGTGTTGTTCACGCTATGGAGCGAAGTCACGGATGATGGCAAGGAAAAACCAGCTATGAATGCTAAGGCATTTAACTCAGTTGCTGGTTATGCCAAGCTAGTCAGTCGCACAGAGACAGGGTTTGACGGCTATACAGTAGTCATGAATCCAGACAACCGTGGCGTGATTAAGAACCGTTTGGCTGACAAAATCAAAAAGCAGTCGATCAAGAATGATGATTACTGGAAAGCCGTTGAATTTGCGAAAGGGGAGTAAGCATGCAGACGCTTAGAGAATATGCTATCGCGGATAACACAAACAATGAAAAATTCTCACCACGCGTATATCGCGCATATAGGGCCATACAGGGCTTGGAAGATGATAGCGATAAAACGTTCGCGGCATTGGCTAAAACCGCTAAGAACGTCAATGTTGCCGAATTAAAGCTAGTATACGGTGCATTGACCGCTGAATTTACGATTAGAGATTTAAGTTATGATGTCAGCAGGCTTGGTGACATGATTAAAGACGTCGCATTCCCACGTACACAAAAGGCGATCGATGAAGCGGCCGAGTTGATGCACGACGTGTTGATGGTGATCGCGAAAAAGGTCACCGAGTTCAAAGACTACGCACCGATCGAAGAGGCGATGACAGTACCGTGTAAGCCGCTGGAACGGTTCATTGATTATCTGGAATCAGAAACATACAAAGGCGTATGGTCGGACATCATGAAATATCCATTCGATAACCAGAAGGCTGGATTGCGCAAGCATTTAATGCTGGGATTCGCTCCGTCAACCGGTAAAACGATCATCACGAACGCGCTGGACACTCTGTATTATCGTATTGACGCCAATGTGCAAACGCGTAAGTCATTCAGTTTTGACGCTGGTGTCTGGAACGGTATGGTAAATGGTAAGTTCCTAGTTATCACTGACGATGATGACGAATCGCAGCCAATTTCACCAGACTTCATCAAGAACTTTATGAACCCACGCATGGCTAGTATGACGGCCAAGCAAGGTGAACGTGACTTCAAGACTTACAGCGGATCGTCAGTTATCGCCACCAACACAGAGGAAGAATATTTCACCTCGCCACAGGTTTCCAAGCGATTGATTTTAATTCGCTTGGATCATACGCTGCCAGATTTTACGTTTGAAGAATTAAACGAACTGCATAATTTAGACGTGGCTCAAATTCTAAACTACGTCAATTATGAGCGGCTGACTAAGCTATTCGATGTTAAAAATAAATGGAGTAACAAACTCGATATTCGAATTGAGGAATGTAAAAAGTACGTAAATGAGCTGGGCGCAGTTAAAGCCGGTTCTCTTAAAAAAGAATTTGGCAGAGATATTGTTAAGGCTGCATATCCAGATGGCGCTAAAACCAAGCGCGTTGATGATCTTGTAATTTACGGATATTTTGCCGAAGCAGAGGCGACCAATGACCTGCCTAAACAGAGCTCGTTTGATGAATTTAACGTTTCAATGCTTGCTGGACTAAGAGATACCAAACCAAAGCAAGTCAAAATGACGTTTAGTCGCATGGCTGATAACATTGAAGCGGCCAACGATACTCCCAAGGAAGAACAAGCGATGTTCGGCCTATTTACCGGCACCGGTGTTAAAACCGATGAGATCGACAAGGCGACAGGGATCGTCCTTGACGTTGATGAATCCAAGCTGAAATCATTGAAAGAAATCAAACTTCCGTATGCGTTTATTGCTTACGAAACGTCAAGCAGTAAGCCGGATAAGCTACGTTATCGTGTGGTTGTACCAAGCATCGAAAGTAAGAACGCTGACGAGTATCGTGAGAACGTCATTAAAATCATTAAACTGCTGAAAGATGACATTGATCCGACATGCGAAGCGATTGCGCACCGGTATTTCATCGGCGGAAAGAATATCGTTATCAACTACAAAAAGTTGAACACTTCACTTCCGCACGATAGAAGCGGAATTGTGAACCGCGTAGCTTCGGCAGAACCAGGAAGTAGAAATTCGATCACTTTTTGGGCACTCAAGCGTGCTCAGGAAGCCAATGATGAAGACTTGGCAGAGGAAATTTTGCGGGCATCACAGTGTGACGAAGCAGAAATTGAACGTTTCGCTAGACGCTGGGACGAAAATAAAATTTAGGTGTTTACAAGTAAGCTATGTAGAGTTATAATCGTAACATAAAGTACAGGAGGTTAGATTAATGCAAAAACACGAGAATGAAGATATCAGGTACATGTCTTACCGGATTCCTAACCGGCTGATTGCAGATAAGCTAGGGATCACAGCACAATCGTACATGAATTTGCTGGTTAAACCATTGAAGCAAGAAAAGCACGATCAGATTGTTGCTATCATTGAAGAACTCAAGGAGGAAATCAAAAATGGGACTATTGGATAAGATCAAGGAAAACGCAAACAACCGTATTAGTAACGAAGATTTGCCAGTTGGCAAGTATGACGGGACATTAAAGAACGTCAAGCACGGCACAGCGGCAGATTACGAAGTATGGCGGTTCATTTACGAAGTTGAAGACAAGAATCATAAGCTGGCAACTCTAGTTGATACAATGTTCGTCAATAGCGATCCGGAAAAAAATGAAAATCAACTTTCATTCCGGATCGCGCCATATTACGAAGCTGGTGTTATAAGTGATACAGCAGTAGAAAAGGCTACAAGCAACCTTTCAGGATTCTTTGAATATCTGGTAAAGCAGATGGCCGGTAAAGGTGTGACGGTTAAGCTGTCAGAAGAAACATATAAAGGAAAAACGCGTCGAAACGTTAATCTGCAAAGCGTGAATGTTGATACCACTGAAGATGAAGAAGATGTTCCCTTCTGAAAATAGGTGAAAATTAATGGACGAAAACAACGAGAAAGGTAAACGTAATGAGCGCATCAAAAAGATTGATGCGGTTGGCGTAGCCATGCAAGAAGTAGGAAAAAACATGGCTGGGTGTGGCTGCATCATGGTAATCCTCATGATCCTCATTAGCGTTTTGATGCTTTTCATATAAAATCAGAATTAAAAACTAAGGGCTGCGAGGCCCTTTTTCTGCAAGGTGTAAATCATGTTTAAATTGTACGATTATCAGCAAAAAATGATTGATGATGCACGTAAATTAATGAAGTCAGGAATTAAAAATATTGCCATGATCGCGCCACCTGGAGCTGGTAAGTCGGTTGTGATAGCCGAGATTGCGCGGATGACAACCAACAATGGCAAGCGTGTACTGTTTTTTGTTCATCGCCAAGAGCTGGTCGATCAGATCAAAGAATCTTTAATCCAGCAGGACGTATCACCAGAGCTTTCAAGTGTCATGATGGTGGGCAAGGTCAAGAACCATCTTAATGATCTGCCGAAACCAGATCTAATCATTACCGATGAAGCACAACATGCTAGGGCAAAAACGTATATAGACATATTCAAACACTGGTCTGATGTTCCACGGTTTGGCTTTTCTGGGAGTTTGTGGCGTATGAGTGGGGCTGGTTTCGACGACATCTACCAAGGAATCGTCTACGGACCAACTGTAAAATGGCTCATAGATCACGAACACTTAGCACCGTTCACGTACTACGGGGCAAAATTATTTGATGAAAAAAAGCTGAAAAAAGCGCACGGTGATTTCACACAAGCATCAATCAAAGAAGCGGCTACGGATACTATTTTCGGAGACATTTATGATACATGGCACGAGAAAGCATCAGATCGCCGTACAATCGTTTATGCGTACAGTACAGAGCACAGCAAGGAAATCGCTTCAGAGTTCCTTAAACACGGTGTAAAAGCGGCTCACGTTGATTCAAAGACACCTAAAGCTGAACGAGATAGAATTGTGGCAGCATTCCGTACTGGCGAAATACAGGTATTATGCAATTATTCACTGTTTGATGAGGGTTATAATGTCAAGGAATGTTCGTGCTGCGTGATCGCGCGTCCCACCGCTTCGATGGTATTCAACATCCAATCGACTATGCGGTGCATGCGGTACTTACCAGGGAAGCAAGCGATTATCATTGACCACGCCGGTAATTATATGCGTTTTGGGCTTCCAGATGATGATCACAAATGGAGTTTAACTGGAAAAAATTCCAAAGGGAAAGTGGACGCACCAGAAATTCATACATGCCAGTATTGTTATCAGGTGTTTTACGAGTGGACGGCAGACAATCGTTGCCCGTATTGTGGGGAATTAAAGCCAGAAGCAGATCCGCGTACACCAGAAGGCAAGAAGAAGATTGAACAGGCTAAGATGATCGAAATTGCCAATCGTAAGGTTGGAAAAGGCGACAGCCTAATTTCTATATACGAACATTTCAAAGCACGAAAAGTGATGAACGTTGGCAACGTCCACCGGCCAATCAATGCTGCGATCAGGCAAAAAGGCTTATGCAGCAATGAAGAACTAAACAAATTCGCAAAGCATTTAGGCGTCAAAAAAAGTTATGTGTTCCGAATTTATGCTCACAAGTATTAGTTTTATAATGACCGTATAGTTAAGAAAGGATAGGTACAGCATGACACTTAAAACCAATGAACAAGCTATCCAAGACAGCATTCGCGTTGCACTAGCACAGGCTGGTTACGTCGTTTTCAGGACAAACGTCGGGAAAGTAAAAACGGCTGACGGACGATGGTTTGACACCGGTTTACCAACAGGTTTCCCAGATTTAATGGGCTACAAGCCCCACAACGGCAGGATATTTTTTATCGAGGTTAAAACAGCTATCGGTAAGCGCCGCAAGGATCAAATTTCGTTTGCAAGCGGGCTACGAAATAAAAACGTAATTTACGGTGTAGCTAGATCAGCCGACGAGGCGGTTGCGATCGTGCGAGGCGAACTGAAGCTATTGAAGGATTAAACTTTTTAAAGCACTACCCAGTGTTCCGGGAGTGTTCTCAAGTTGATTGATAGCGTCGAAAACTGATTAATGATATTATATTAGTGCTCCCGTAGCACAATGGTAGTGCACCCGGTTTATACCCGGCATAAGGCTCTAGATCGAGAGCACGATCCCAGTTCGAATCTGGGCGGGAGTATAAATGTTCTCACTTTAACAGTGGGAACTTTTTTTAATTAATCGTTGACATGTGGCACAATTAGGTATTATAATAGTAACATAAAGTAAAGGAGGAAATAAAATGGCTAGTAAGTCAGTCACACCATCAATCAGAATGAGCAACGAGGAATATAAGAAGCTTAAAGCGTTAAAAGAGGAATACGGAGTGTCATGGAACGAGTTTATTGCATACGCCAACCAAGTTATTTCTGGAGGAATGAAAAATGACAACACCAAGAAGTGAACAAGAGACAATTATCAGCTACGATCGCGATCTAGATCAATGGCATTATTACAGCGATGTACCTAAGCATAATCGTAAGTGGGCTGATTTAGTCGAAAAACGTACACAATACGTTGAGAAAAATGGAACGATTGAAATTCTTGAGGGAACTATCCAAGGAAGCGTATCGATCCGAAAACACACAGTTATGTCGGAGGAAACAAGAGCAAAAGCGGCCGCTCGACTAAAGGCGTATCGGGACAAGAAATCGGAGGACGAAAAATGAGCGAAGAAAAACTGTACGCGGTGAAGAACGATGAAGGAGAATACTGGGACTTTGCAGATCGAGATGGCTTCTTTGAATTAACCTTCTCATCATGCCCGACCACGGCTGAAGAGGAAGACGCCAAAGACGT